AACCGAACGCTCTTTTTTCTGACTTAATTATCTTTCTAAGCAGTTCTAATAATCTGTCGTCTTTAATTCTTTTTTCCAGTATGTTTAATAAAACTTCGTGATCCACACGATAATAGAATTTCGAAATATCAAGTTTCAAGTAATAGTATTGCTCCGGTTTCCTGTCTGTTTGCCGTAACCAATACTGCAGGCGATTGCCTGCCTTTTCTCTGCCTTTTTCTTTTCTGCAGCCATAACTATCCTCTATGTACGTTTTCTCGTATAGCGGATTTAATAGCCTGTAGATCGCCCATTGTAGCACACGATCTCGATATTGCAACGCCATTATTAACCTTTTCTTTGGAACGTGGATATACATAACCCTATAGCCACTTACTTTATATGTTCCTTCTTTTAACTCTTTGTACAACTTGTTTAAGTTGCTATCTAATTCCAATGAAAAGCGCATTATCTCGTTTCTTTCACTTTTACATCGCATAGCGTCAATATGGGCGGCATAGATATTGTTATAGCTTATTACGTCGTCGTATGTTACTTTGAATTTTTTCATGTCTTATCATATCGCCTTAATATGCCATGCGTTGCACCGTTCGCCTGTAGGCTACTAGCTGCATTCATGGAAATTTTTATTTTTCTTATCGTTTGATAAGAAGGGAAATGCGCCCCTTTTCTTCTCTCTGTACTGTACGCCGCCCACGTGTTGCGGCATATGCTGACTATATGAGAAAAGCGGAGAAAAACCCTAAATTCGCATTCGAGTTAGAACGAGGGTTGTTCAAATTGCCGTTAGCCTCTCCGGCATTCGCACCATTACCATAATTACCGCCTCGGTAGAGCAGCCTTTGCGGCGCATTCCCCATAGTTTTTATTTTAGCTTGTTAAGCCAACTACCTAATATTCGTCCCATTTCCTCTAGTTTCTCGCTCCACTTTCTTTGTTTTTCGAGTGGTAGCACTACCGTTTTAGGATCAAACTTCGGATCCGCCACTATTAACAGTAGTTGCCTAAGAAACTTTATTTTTGCATCTGCCTGCGTTAATGCCGTTTTCTTCTTTTCTTTCGTCGCTGCATCTGTGAGCAGGTCTAGTATTTCGTACATGCTCTTTTCGATTTGTGCGCCGATACTGTTACCTACTCTGTATCTTTTCGGAAATTGAGCATTGTATAGGCAGGCATTGCCGTATTGTATCATTTCTCTTGTTTTCTTGAAAATCAATAGATCTTCTTTTGGTTCCGGCGGCTTTTCCGTCGCTCTAAAGTTTCTTTGCATCTTGGCAACTCCTTAATTTAAAATAGGGCGCACGCTGCCGCATGCACCCACAGGATTAAAGATATAGAGCAGGATCCACGTAAGCGGAGAAAAACCCTAAATTCGCATACGAGTTAGAACGAGGGTTGTACAAATAGCCGCAAGCCTCTCCGGCAGTCGCACCATGACCATAATAACCGCCTCGGTAGAGCAGCCTTTCACCGTTGTTTCTCATATAAAAACTGCCTCTTCCTGTTTTAGCGGTGTTAGGGAATAGCGCCAATGCTTTTAGCATGTCCGGAACGGTTACGCCTGCTTTTGCCGTTAATGTACCGAAATCTTTATAACCGTATGGCGTTTCGTCTGTTTGCTTGTTTTCAATTGTTGTTGAAATATAAAAATTGCCTGTTCCTGCCGTTGGTGCCGCTGAATAATCAAATTTCAGCGTTCCGTCTGTGCTAGGTGCAACGAGTGAACCGTCTTGTAAAATCCCTTTCCACGCTGCGCTCGTAGATTTTTGATCTACGTTGTGCATCGCTGCATTGTTGTTAGGGATTACTTGGATCTCGCCCTCGTTGAGCCTCATTCCGGAAACCCATTTATTCACGTTGCCCACTAGATCCCAAACGTCATTTCCTACGCCGTCGATGCACCAAGATTTATCGCCGGATCCTGTTAGCGTTCTGTATGCTCCGCTTTGATTTGTTGGACTTAACACGCCTTTTTCATATGCTTTAACGTGAGATTTTCCGCTTGCTGTGTTTCCTCTTGGTTCTAGTCCTGCTGCCGTAATCTTGTTGTGAAGTAATCCCCACTCCGCAGCCGTCAATAGATGCCACCCTGCGCCTTTGTTGTAGCATACCTCTAACGCCCTGTCGTAGGTAACATAGTTTGCAGGATCTTGATTTGGTAAACTGTAGGCACGATTGTTTTTAACGATGTTGATGTACTTCGATACATAAATGTATGGCACTACAACGTCGTTAATCACAAATGCAGGGTGCGGAACATGCGCCGCACCTATTCCCAATTCGTCCAAATATACTAATGGCACTTTTACCATTACCGACGGCAACCCTAGATCATCTAAAATAATTTCATTGTTTGCCGCTGCTGCCCTTAAATCTTCGTAATTACTCATTGATATATACCTCCTCTATGCTCCATAGCGTTAACGTGCATTTTGTAATGTCGAAATCCTTTTGTACTTTTTCATATGTCGGCTTGCCTTCTGCGTCCGGTTCTCCCTCTACATACTCATATTCTTTAGCCGGTATTTCAATTTGCGCTACGTAATTGTAGCCTAAACCCATTACTAGGTTGCCGTCGCTATCTGCGCAAATATCTTTCGTTACTATGTCGTCTGTCTGCAGCTTTGGCAGCCTCACCGCTAACATGTCGCCGATCCACAACGTCGAACCCTCTAAAGAGTAACTAATTTTCTTTCCTTCGTTTTTCTCAACTACTTTAATCGTTGACATTAGATCTTACCTCCTATTATGAAATATTTAATTGTTATCGGCTGTTTCGGGCAATCTTCTACCTCGACTTTGAAGCCGTTTAACTGCTTATCCTTAATTCGAATTTCTCTGCCTTGCACTAAATTGTCGCAATATGGTATCACTAAATAATTTAGTGTATTGCGTGCCTTTGCCATCGAAACCGTTACGCTCTGTGTGTTAAACGGATAATCTTCCGTTGTCGATACTTGAACCTCTCCGATTTCGAAATAGGTGTTTTCTAATTCTCTTTGGTGCTGCAGCAATTGAATGATAGCCATGTTTGCCAATATCATAGCTTCGTTAATGCCATGTTCTCCTACCATCATGTTGGTTTGATTAAAGCTAGTTCCTGCCTCTATAACTTCACCTACAACCGGCGTTAATGTTATGGTGCCGTCTGCGTTTTCGGTTATAGAGTACGTATTGCTTTTTTCAGTTCTTCGGTTTTTCCATAAAACTAAATCGTACGCCATGTTAACCTCCTACTCTTTTCGAATTGTTATTTTTATTCCTATTGTTGCCGATGCTAGGGTGTCTTTTTTCGTGTTGTAATCCTTGCTTTCTAATAGTTCGTCGTTTGCATCGTACAATTTTGCATTTGTGATTGTTCCCTGCATTTCGTCGTCGATGTAAACGTAAATCGTTATACTGTCTCCGCTTTTTACAACCTTCCCTATGGTTCCTTCTTTAACAACTCCATTGATTGTATAGGTTGCCTTTTTAACTATGCTTTCTGTGTACTGCAGTAACCTGTCTTTTAGCATCTTAAACCTCCTCCCTTGCGTATTCCTCACCGCAAACCATGAGCGGCGTTGTTGTGCTGTTTTGAGTTTCTTCGATTTCTATAGCACTTTCTTGCGCTTCAAATTGTGCCTGTAATGCTAAACCATTTTCCAAACCGCAAACCGCTTGCCCTGTTAATAGATATGCGTTTGTATAAAAAAAACCGGCTACGCTTTGCACGTGGTCGGCTTTTTCTGACTGCGTTATGTTGTTGTCGAAATTGCAATGTTCTGTTTCTGACGCTGCAGGTTCAAACGCCATAAATATTAGATCTTCGATCCTGTATTTAATACTTGTTTCTCTTTGCAATGCAAATTCAAAATAAATATTCATTGGCAGTATTTCGTCTATGATCTTATTTAGCGTATTTACGCTGCTTGCGTCTGTGTTTATAGTTACTATCATGTGCATGTTGGCTATGTCATTCAATAGTTCTATGCCCTCTGAATAATTCGCAAGCATCGCCGTTAATTCCGATAGGCTCATTCTTCGCCTGTTCATCATCGAAATAATGTATATCTTTCTGTCGTCTAGGCTTTGCGCTGCTTTTGGTGTTATGCCTAGTATTTTTTCAAATCTTGCTATTCCGGTTTCATTTGCTGTAAATACAAACATATTGCTAATAACTTCGTTTGTTAGCGTTTTTAATTTCTCAAACTCTATATCCTCTGCTTTTGCAATCTGCTGTATTTCTTTGATTTGCTGCACTACCGGCGGATAATGATTTATGATTATTCCTTGCATGTAATCACGCCCCTAACCGGTACGGCGTTTGGATCTAATAGTAGGTTTTCGGCTATTCCGTTAAGTTCTGTGTTTTGTACGTCTATTACGCCTTCTACGCTTGCTATCGCCGCATTTATTTTCAGTATTCTAACCGTTAGATAATCTTCACCCTCCCAAGTTTTCGTTAACTCTAAATAATAATCGTCTAACTTCGTTTGGATCATCGGTAATAAATCTTCCCACACGTAACCGGTGTCTAGCATTACGTTTGCTGCTATGTCGATCGTCGTTGCTGCACATGGGTAAATGTCTACTATATGGTATATTGTAGCCTTCCCCTCGCCCTCTCCTTGCTTTCCTATCGGATCTATGATTTCTTGTACGTCCGATACTAGCGTGTCGTTAGGTGTGCTGTATGCGCTATCTAAGAAGTATATTTTAATTCTGTTTTCGTCTTTTGTTACTCTATATACCTTACAGGCTCCCACGCCTTCTATGTCGTGCATTATGCTTTTATATTGTGCTCTGTTTCCTCCGAACGCTTGCGCTGCTCCCACTATTGACAAGTATCTTGCCCTATACACTTCTGTTTCTTCGTCGTCCCTTGCAGGCGTTAATAGTTCTGTTAATTCGCCTGTTTCATATCCTGCGATAAACTCAATCGGTGTTAAATCGCCTTTTTTCGTATTGCCTATAATGCCTGCCTGTTCGCACATTAACCTATAGGCTTGATCCTCTGTTTCCTCTGTGCATATATATGTCAATTCACCTGCAGAAAACCTAGCGCCTATTTCTATTTCTACGTTAAATTGCGCTTTCCATATTGCATTAGTTTTTTCGAGTGGCAGGATCCCTCTTTCTTTCCCTCTTAAAATTAAATGCTCTCTGTCTGCAGTTTCCGCATATCCGTTTTTATCAATTAAGCCTAAATTGATGTAGGCTTGTTCAAATTCTGTCGCCGCTCCTGCGAACGAGTGATTTATTAGCGTGCCCTCTTCTTTGCTTATATCGCTGTCAACGGTATCTAATAGATCTTTCATTATGTTGTTTTGTGTTTTGTCCTCAAACATCGCCGTACCTCCTTTAGATCTTAATGCTATTCATTTTTATATCTCCGTAAATCGTGTTCGCTGTAAAACTTATCTGCAGCTTTTCATTTTCCACATTTAAAGAAAAATCCGACACGCTTTTTATATTCTCATTAATCAATAGACAATCTTCCGTCATTCGTTTAGCCTCTGTTTCTAAATACTCTTCCGTATAGCCTTTGCCTATTAATTCCTCAAACTCGTTGCCGTAGTCCCATGAATAAATATGATACCTGTATCTCGCCGTTTGCAGTGTTAACCAAATCCATATTTTAATAGCCTCCAAGCCTTCGACTATTCTTCCTGTTAGCTGCCCTGTTTCTAAGTCTACTTCGTATTCTTTCGGCACCTTCGCATTTTCCGCCGTTGTTTCTGCGCTTTCCTCTATGTACGTAGGGAATAGGTTCATTTTTTTACACCAACCTTTCTAAAATAATATACAGTTCGTCGCTTACTCTGTATACCGCTACTTTATCACCTTTTTTCAGCGCTCCGATGAACGTACTATTATCTTTTTTCGATGGCGTGTATTCGTCAACCGCATAATGGTAGCCTGTTTTTAGGTGCTCGGCTATCAATAAATCGTTTCCGCTTAATTTCAATTTCCCTATGGCGCATACTGTTTCGCTTTCCATAATTCCTATTTGGATCGGCGGCGTGTTGTCTTTTCCGCCTTCTTTTCTCATTACTTTCAATATCTCTTCGTAAGGGTTCATTGATAGCCTCCTTCCTTAGTTTTCGGTGTATTCTTTGCTGTCCATTACATTTTTAAAGTTAAGTTCTAGGCTCATAATGTGCGTTCCGTTTTCCCATGTATGGCTATCGTTTTCTATCCAAAATAAGCCGTTTAACCCTGTTGCTTTGTCGTATACCTCTACGCCATTTCCTGCGATGCAATTTAATTTTCCGTTTATTCCGTCTAATGTTACTTTCTTTTCAACGCCAACCAATAGATTATTCGCTGCTGCAGTTTCATTTACGCCGCTTTCTTTTTTGTATATTTGTTGATATATTCCGTAGTTTGCTATCCAATCGGCATTTTTTACCTCGCCTATTTGCTTTCCTGCGTCGTCGAAAATCTTAACCACATTAACCATATTTTCTATTGTTTCTTGATAGGCAGCGTTTGTTATGTTATAACCCTCTGCCAAAATGAAGTTTTCCACCTTAGAACCTTTTACCTCTACGGATAATTCGGATCCATTCATTCTGCATATATATAATTTCCCTGTTTGCCTTGACGCTTTTGTATACGCCATCATTATTATGTCGTAAATCGTGCTGCCGTCTATAATCATTTTTTTAATTGTCGCCTTGCTTTCTGCTATGGATCCTGTTTTTATTTTGAGGTCTGCACATACCTTTCTTGTGATCTCTTCCGGTGTTGTGTTTTGAAAATTATATACCGCTGTACTCCTAAGCATGTGCGCTAATAGATCTGTGCAACTGTAAATTATAGTGCCTGTTTCGCTCTTTTTTTCTTTTGTCTGTACTTCTCCGTAAAATATTGTGCTTCCGTTTTCTATCAGCTTTATAACGTCGCCTGCAGCTATGTTCAATTTTAATTTTTCTATTGCTTCATCGTCCGGCGCATTTGCTATCGAAACTTCCGCCGTTCTAGCCGCTTGCGTTGTCGATCC